TTAGAAACAGATGCGTATAGCCTTGACACAGCAGAAGTTAACGAGTATAATGAGGCTGTAGCGGCTGTAGAATCCTTTGCTCAACAGGCTGGTGCTTATATGGCAGCTGCAAACAATGATGATCTAACAGCTACTGTAGATAGTTATGCAGCAGCTAACAACTTTATGGTAGGTAGCTATACAGCTATTACATATACTCAGAATATAGATGAGTTTGTAATTACTTGGGGTGACTCTAGTTTTGGTACAGGTTTCCAAGGATACTTAACACCAGATATGAAAACAGCTTCTGAGATATATGCTGCAGGTGAATACATAAATGAATATGGAGCAATGCCAACACAATGAGTTTTAGCATAGGTGGTTACAATATTAAAGGATGGATGATGGCAGTAGCTGTCCCTGTCCTTTCAACTATATCAGGTGGTATATACTTTGGTTATGATACACTTAACCGTTTCTATGGTGTAGAAGCTGGTGTAGGAGAATCATTAGACCGTATAGGTACACTAGATGATAAGACAGGTGCTATGGATAAACGCATAACATCTGTAGAAACTGTAGCCCAGCGCAACCTTACTGAAGTAGATAATGACTTAAGCAGTGAGATTATAACGTTAGACTCTTTAATCCTAACTAATGTACAAGAACTAGAAGGTAAACTCATAGTTCGTATACAAACATTAGAACAAGCTATAGCTGATAATGATGTGAGAGGTTTAAACCAGAAGCTTGCTCAGTTAACGACTAACATGCAGCAGATACTTGAACAGCAGAAGCTACTACTAGACTTACGCAGTCAAGTAGATAAAGCTACAACTATAACAGATGGACTAGGTAATACTCTAGATACACTACAAACTGAAGTAGATGATATTTGGAAAGCCTATGACGAATTAGCGGATAACCCTTTATAATGGCTATTGAATACAGAGGCGAGAAGTTTGAAGGTTATAACAAACCCAAACGTACACCTAAACACCCTACTAAATCTCACGTAGTATTAGCTAAAGAAGGCGATACTATTAAGATGATTCGCTTTGGTGAGCAGGGTGCATCTACAGCAGGTAAACCTAAGGCTGGGGAATCTGATAGGATGAAGAAGAAACGTGCAAGTTTCAAGGCTAGACATGCTAAGAATATTAAGAAAGGTAAGCTATCAGCGGCTTACTGGGCAAACAAGGTGAAATGGTAATGGCAGCACCCAGACCTACGAACACGAAATTGTATAACCAGAAGAAAGCTCTGGCTAAGAAAAAGTTTAAAGTATGGCCCAGCGCTTATGCATCTGCTTGGCTTACTAAGGAGTATAAAAAAGCTGGGGGTAAATATAGTGGCACAACGAAAAACAAGGTCACGTAGTCAACACGTTCTTGTAGGGCGTAGAGGTTTTTCTAAAGGTGGTTTAGGTAAATGGTTTGGAGAGGAATGGACAGATGTTAAAACAGGTAAAAAATGTGGTAGGTCGGGTACTTCAGAAAGTGGTAGACCTTATCCTGCGTGTCGTCCCAAAAAAGTGGCGAGCAAAATAAGTAAGAAGGAAGCGGCTAAGAAGACAGGACCTGCTAAGGTTAAGTGGTCTACTACTGCTTCTGGTAGAAAAAGGACAACGTAATGGCAAAAGGTGTTCCACACTATTTCAGAGATGGTACTGAACATAAGGGCGGTATGCATAAGATGCCTAATGGTGATATGCATTCTGGCAAAACACATGGTAAGAATAGTAAGAAACTGTTTCACCTAAATGAGTTGAGTGCAACAGCAAAGAAAAAAGCAAAGAAAAGGATTGTATAATGGGTTCTGGAATTAATACGCCACCTAAAAGTTTTAAAGCTTTAAGTAGGAAAAAATTAGTATCTTTAGTTCGTGATGACATGGGTTATTCTGATGATGATTTCGATTTTAAAAATATAACAAAAGGTGAGTTGTTAGAAATCGTAGACAACCATTTTGGCGGTGACTATAACAAGGGTGGTATGACTAAAATGAATAAAGGTATGAAAGCTCTTAAGAAAAAAGCACCAGCTGTAGCTAAGAAGATGGGTTACAGCTATGGTGGATCAGTTAAGAAGCCCATGAAAATGAATAGAGGCGGTATGTGCGGTGCATCTAATCCAGCGTCTAGACCTATGAAGAGTAAGTAGATGAAGGTTTATGAAAAATATAAATCTGCTCTAGCTAAGCATGGCTACACAGTAGATGTAGATGGTTGTGTATGGGATGAGCGTGGTAACCAAGCTGCTATGGAAGATAGATTTGGCAATGCTTTTTGTAATGATCCAAACGTAACAGATATTTGTAGAGTTGCTGAGGTGTCTAAGCCTAAGAAAAAGGCTAAAGCTCCTGAGGGTAAGAAACGTGCTCGTACAGCTAAAGGTCACTACGTTAAGGATGATCCTAATACGCCAGAGAATGAAGCGTGGATTGATGAGTAATGAGCTTATTTAATCAGGGCAAATCCTCACGTATGCGTTCTGTATACGGTCACAATACTGGTACAAGCATAGAAGATGTATATGTTTGTCCAGCTAACTGTGTTTCTGAAGTAACTTTTATCCATGTAGTTAATGGTCAAAGTAGTGGAACTAACACAGTTGATATAACTTGGTACGTAGCCGCTGATAACTATACCTCAAAGTTTTTAAACGATAAGAGTATTTCTCACGATGAATCCGTTACTCATAGCAATATAGATCTAGTACTTCAAGCAGGGGATAAAATACAGGTAACCCCTTCTAGTGCTGGTCACATTGATACTATTGTTACAGTAACTGAAACCTTTATACCTGTAGGTTAACGGGTATGCATAAACAGAGGTACTAAGTTACCACTAAATAAGTATAACTATCTCCGCACACAAACAAAGGAGATAGTGATGCTAAACTTTTTACAACGTGGCTTTAGGGCTGTACAAAGAACACAACAAGCAAGAGCAGATCTTTGGTTACTTAACAATATGAGTGACAGAGACTTACACGACATAGGCATTAGCCGTGGAGAGATAAGAGAGCATATATATGGCGAGAAATCTAACCGAAAAACAAAACAAGTTTCTTGAAGTATTATTCGATGAAGCTAACGGTGATGCTGTTGCAGCTAAAAGGTTGGCAGGTTACGGGGACAACAGCAGCACTACAGCTATTGTTGAATCCCTAAAGGATGAGATAGGCGAGAAGACTCGTACCTATTTTGCTCGTACTGCCCCTAAAGCTGCAGTTGCTATGGTAGGAGCTCTTTCTGATCCTACTGAGCTAGGCATAAAAGAAAAAATGGTTGCAGCAAAAGACTTGCTAGACCGCGCTGGACTTGGTAAAGTAGATAAAGTAGATGTCACATCAAGTGGTGGCATCTTCTATCTACCACCAAAAGAAGGCACAAACGAATAAGTATTCCAACAAGAGACCTAGGATTCTGGCAATTACCAAAGCCAACCAAAGGCAACGAAAAAGAATGGCACACAATAGTACGTGTAACCTCAAAGATACCATGGGGGTATGTCCTAGCTCCAGACAATGATAGGCTTCTGATACCTGTCCGTCTGGAGCTTGAAGCATTAGAGCTTGCAAAGAGACACCTCAAGCAGTATAGTTATCGTGCAGTAGCACAGTGGCTGAGCAAAGAAACTGGTCGTTACATATCACATATGGGACTAAAGAAGAGAATCGAAGTTGAGCAAAGACGTAGAAAAGCATCTGCTATTAAACGCAAGCTTGCCAAGTGGCTCGAAGAAACCCTTGAGGAAATCGAAAAACTTGAAACCCAAGGTGTCGGAGCCTACGCAGACTCAGGTACAGGTAGCTGAACAAGTAGTTACTCCTAGAGAGACTGTTCCAGCACAGGCGGTTGCTCCTGCATATGATGAGGAGTTAGCACAAGATATAGTGTTCAAGCCTAACCCTGGCCCCCAGACTTCGTTTCTGAGTTCGTCAGAGAGAGAAGTACTATATGGAGGAGCAGCTGGTGGAGGTAAAAGTTATGCCATGCTTGCAGACCCTCTACACGGACTAAACGATCCTAACTTCTCAGGATTGCTTGTACGTCATACTACGGAAGAACTTAGGGAGTTAATACAGAAGAGTCAAGAGTTATATCCACGTGCTATACCTGGTATCAAATGGTCTGAGCGTAAATCACAGTGGACTTCACCTAAGGGTGGTAGACTCTGGATGTCTTACTTGGATAAAGACACAGACGTTACAAGATACCAAGGACAGGCTTTTAACTGGATAGGCTTTGACGAACTTACACAATGGTCTAGTCCTTACGCTTGGGATTATATGAGATCACGTTTACGTAGTTCAGCCCAGCACTTAGGTTTGTACATGAGGGCTACTACCAACCCAGGTGGCAGCGGTCATCAGTGGGTTAAGAAAATGTTTATTGATCCTGCGCCATCTAACGAGCCGTTCTGGGCTACTAATGTTGAAACAGGAGATACTATTACATACCCTGAGGGACACAGTAAGTCAGGGCAACCTTTGTTCAAACGTAGGTTTATACCTGCATCCTTATTTGACAACCCATATCTTGCTGAGGCAGGTGACTATGAAGCAATGCTATTGTCACTACCAGAGCATCAAAGAAAACAACTCTTAGAAGGCAACTGGGATATTAACGATGGAGCCGCTTTCCCAGAGTTTGACAGAACCAAACATGTCATTGACGCTTTTGAAGTTCCCGAAAGCTGGGCTAAGTTTAGAGCTTG